CGATGAAGAATGATGCAGAAATAATCCCGATCAAACGAGGGGTCGGGCTAATTGGTAGTACTGAGCCTAGAGTTCACACGCCTTTACTGAAAGGTAAGAGCAAAGCAAATGAGGTGGCCGATCTAGCTGAGAAGATTGGTCTACCTTTAATCCCATGGCAGCGCTGGGTATTAGAAGATTTATTAACTGTTAATGATGATGGCTTATGGGTCAAACGTACTGGAATTATCTTAGTTAGCAGACAAAACGGCAAGACTCATCTAGCACGTATGCTCATATTGGCACATTTGTTTTTATGGAATACTAAAAACGTTTTAGGCATGTCCTCTAATCGTAATATGGCATTAGATACATTTAGGCAAGTTAGTTACACAATAGAAGATAACCCATTCTTAAAAGATCAGGTAAGGCAGATACGCCTGGCTAATGGTCAAGAATCAATTACATTAAAAAATGGTGCTCGGTACGAAATAGCCGCAGCTACTAGGGATGCTCCTCGTGGCAAGTCGTGTGGGTTTTTATATCTTGATGAAATCCGTGAATGGTCACAAGAAGCGTTTACGGCTGCTTTGCCAACCACCAGAGCTGTGCCAGGATCTATGACTTTAATGACAAGTAACGCAGGTGATGGATTTAGTACAGTATTAAATGATTTAAGAGAACGCTCTTTATCTTATCCACCAACTACTTTAGGTTATTACGAATGGTCAGCACCACAACATTGTAAAATAAATGATCGCAAAGCATGGGTTATGGCTAATCCAGCATTAGGGCATTTAATAACCGAAGAAACTTTAGAAGAATCAGTCAATACCAATAGCGTAGAAGCTACAAGAACTGAAATGCTTTGCCAGTGGATAGATAGCGCTGTAAGCCCCTGGGTATATGGATCTATTGAAGCATGTAGTGATAGCACACTAGAAATCCCTGTCGGGCCAATGACTATAATGGCCTTTGATATTGCACCTACTAGAAGATCAGGCGCTCTAGTTATGGGTCAATTAAAAGATGGCAAAATAGCAGTAGGTCTAGCCCAGTTATGGCAAAGCGAAGTAGCTGTAGATGAAGTTAAAATGGCTAGTGATATTAATGAGTGGGCAAAAAAGTATCACCCACACAAAATACTGTTTGACAAGTACGCAACACAGACTTTAGCCACAAAATTAGAACAAAGTGGTTGGCGTATTGAAGATTGCAGTGGCCAGGCTTTCTACCAGGCCTGTTCAGACTTATCAGATGCTCTGGCTAACGTTAGATTAGTACATAGTGGGCAAGCGGACTTAGTACAGCACCTTAATAACTGTGCAGCTAAGACGAATGATGCTGGCTGGCGTATTATTAGGCGTAAATCTGCTGGCGATGTTACAGCTGCAATAAGCCTTGCCATGGTCGTAAGCCAATTAACTAGACCGCAACAAACTGCGCAAATTATTGTGTAACTTGCACCAATAGTCCTATTTATGGTATAAAGTATACATATGGGTCTATTGTCTGCTTTGGGTATAACCAATAAAAATCAAAATCTACAAGCGCAATACGCCCCTGCCGTTATGGGTGATAACACAATCCAATTTGGTTACAACACATTTGGATTTGGCCCAATGGATCGAACACTGGCCACACAAGTACCAGCTGTTAATCGATGCTTAAATTTAATTAAAGGTGTAGTGGGATATTTACCATTAGAGCTGTACAAAAAATCTACAGGTCAAAAATTAGGTAAGCCAATATGGTTAGACCAACCAGATATTAGACAACCAAGATCAGTAACTATTAGTTGGACTGTTGACAGCCTCGTAATGTATGGCCAGGCTTTTTGGCGTGTTACGGAAGTGTTTGCAGATGATTTAAGACCTGCAAGATTTGAGTGGATCTCTAATAATCGTGTAGTAGCTCAAACAAATCAATTAGGTACAGAAGTTTTATATTACACAGTAGATGGCGCTAAAGCACCTATGGTTGGTCTTGGCAGTTTAGTAACATTTCAAGGATTAACACAAGGTGTATTACAAACTGCAGGTAGAACAATACAAGCAGCATTAGATTTAGAAAAAGCGAGCGCTGTAGCTGCACAGACACCTATGGCAACAGGATTTATTAAAAACACTGGCGCAGATATGCCAGAATCATCTGTACAAGCATTATTAGCAGCCTGGAAGTCTGCACGTCAAAATAGATCTACTGCATACTTGACAAGCACACTTACTTATGAGCCTGTCGGATATTCTCCAAAAGATATGATGTACTCAGAAGCGCAACAGTACTTAGCCACCCAAATTGCCAGAGCTATGAACGTGCCAGCGTATTACATAAGCGCCGATATGAATAATTCTATGACCTATCAAAATATATTAGATGGTCGCAAAGAATTTGTTGCATATTCTCTACAACCTTACATTTGTGCTATAGAAGATCGTTTAAGTATGGATGATATAACCCCACGTGGGCATGTAGTTAAGTTTGCACTAGAAGAATCTTTTTTACGAGCAGACACAATGAAGCGCTTGGAAGCAATAGAAAAAATGTTAGCTTTAGGTTTGATAGATGTTGAGCAAGCCAAAGAAATGGAACAAATGACACCTAATGGAAACGAGGAAGCCGATGCTACTTACATTCAGTAGCCACATAGAAAGCGCAGATGAAGAGCGCAGAGTAATTGCAGGCAAGATAGTGCCGTATGAGGCTGTAGGTAATACCAGCGCTGGCCCTGTTGTATTTGCTAAAGACTCTATTGAAATTGGCGATCCAGGCAAGATTAAGATGCTTATGCAACACGAAGCAAGCAAGCCTATTGGTCGCATGATGAAATTTAATAAAGCAGAAGACGGAATTTACGCTAGCTTTAAGATTAGCTCTAGTATGCAAGGCCAAGATGCTTTAATTCTTGCAGGTGAGAATTTAATTGATGGCTTATCTGTAGGTGTAGAAGTAGTTAAGTCAATGCAGAAAAAAGATTACATTTATGTAACTAAGGCTACATTAAAAGAAGTTAGCCTAGTAGAAACACCTGCATTTGCAGAAGCACAAGTAACTAAAGTTGCCGCTAGCGAAGGCGAAGCGGATGCAACAAATCAACCAACTACGGAAAGTGAGGCTATAGTGGAAAACACTACAGAGCCAACAGTAACACCAGTGGTTGAGTCAGCTCCAGTAGAAGCCGCACGCCCAACAGTTAGTGCATCCTTCTATACAGAGCCACGCTCACCAATTAGAACACAAGCTCACATGCTAGAACACAGCATCAAAGCAAAATTAGGTAACCACGAATCAGCACAGTGGGTAATGAAAGCAGAAGCAGATGTAGCAAGATACTTAACTGCTGCAGATGACAGCTTTACCACTAACCCAGCATTTAATCCAACACAATTTGTACCTACAGTAGTAGATACTTTAATTGGATCACGCCCAGCTGTTGATGCAATTGGAACACGTGCATTACCAGCAGCAGGCATGACAATCTCAGTACCTAAAATTACTACATCAGGTACAGTTGCAGAGACTGCAGAAGCAGGCGCACCATCAGAAACAGGTATTGTCTCAAGCTATGTAAATCTCACAGTCAAAAAATACAGTGGCCTTCAACGTTACAGCCTTGAGGTCCTTGAGAGGTCGTCTCCAGACTTCTTTGCAGCCATGTTAGACAACATGACACGTGCCTATAACAAGGCAACAGATGCAGCAGTAATTGCAGCATTAACAGCAGGTGGCGCACAAGCTAACCCACAAGCTGCAACATCTAATGGTCTTATTGCCTACGTAGCAGAGCAAGCACCAGCCGCTTACCTTGCAACAGGTGAACTAGCAACTGCATACATCGCTGGCACTGGTCAGTGGAATCTGTTAATTGGTGCTAAAGACACAACTGATCGCCCAATTTACACAGCATCACAACCAATGAACGCAGCAGGACAAGCATCACCACGATCACTACGTGGCAACGTACTTGGTTTAGATCTATACGTAGATCCAAACGCAGTATCTACTGTAATTGATGAGTCAGCATTTATTGTTGTACCTTCAGCAGTATCAATTTACGAGTCACCAATTCTACGTCTGTCAACAAACATCCCAACATCAGGCGAGATCGAGACATCACTATATGGCTACATGGCCGTTGGTGTATTAGTACAAGGTGGAGTCCGTCGCTTCAACCTAACCTAATAGGTTAAACCAAGTAATAATCCTCTGGGGTTTAGTAGCCCTAGCCCCAGGGGAGCTTTTTTAAGAGAGGAATACAGATGCCAAGTTCATATGTAACGCAACAAGAATTGCGCACTAATTTAGGTATTGGCACTTTGTATTCTAATAATGACGTAGAAGAAGTGTGTCAAGCAGCCCAAGACCTAATAGAAAAAATGCTTTGGTTTAATGATGTACCTGTAATTGGTGCATCTGTATCTAATGATGTAGCCACAATAACTTTAGCAAGCCCAGGCATATTTGTAACTGGCCAACAAATTACAGTATCTCAATGCGGTAGCCCATACAACGGATCACATACTATTACTGGATCATTTCCAGGATCTACAGTGCCTACATCTATCGGCACAGCGTTTTTAACAAATTTAGCATTTAGTAATAACTCACAAGGCTATTCAATCGTACAATTTTCAGTAAATCATGCAGACGAAGCATTTCATTTTATCAAACCTTATGGCAGAGCTTTAGGGCCAGATACTCAAACAGCATCTTATGCGACAACCCCTGCAATACGACAAGCGGCCATGATCGTAGCCGTAGACATCTGGCAAGCTAGACAAGTTAGCCAGACTGGTGGGGTAGGCATGGATGGGATCAGTGCCAGCCCTTATCGGATGGGTTATCAGCTGATTAACCGAGTGCGTGGTCTCATCCAACCTTATTCAGCACCCGCATCACTGGTAGGCTAATGACAGCCGCAATTACTACACTCCGTGGCACACTTGCAACAGATTTAACTAACGCAGGTGTTTGGTCAGTATTTAGTTACCCACCAGCTACATTATTGGCTAACAGCGTGGTAATTACTCCTGGCGATCCTTATATCGTGCCTACAAACAACGACCACATTACATTAGCACCACTGGCTAATTTTAGAATTTTAATGGCAGTACCAGCCTTAGATAATCAAGGCAACCTAAAAGGCATGGAAGATTTT